GCATAAAATTTGGTCTTTCCAATAAGAACTCTGACAGGAAGATTACTATTACCCCAAATTCTACCTAAACCCAATCCACCTCCGTAAAATAATTTGCTTAAGAAATTTGGTTGTGTTAATATTTTTGGGTCTAAAAATTTTTCCCTTTTTAACATTGCCTCCAAACCCTTAATCATTTCTTGTTGTTGTCTTGGCGACTTTGTTGGTAATCTTTTGGCTATAGAAGCGGCTTGTGTACCTACTCCACGGAATAGTTTTAACCAATCGTTTATAACATTTTTGAATCCTCTTGTTAGGAAACCACCTGGTAATCTATCTATAAAAGCATCAACTCTTGGTGCCCATTCTCTACCTGTCCTTGCTAATTTTCCTAATCCCCCCTCAACCTTTGATAATTGAGTCAATAATTTTTGTGCTTTGATTGTGTCACCGGCTTTCATCGCCAAGTTGACTTCATTCATAATTTTAGCACCTTGGTTTCCCGCTTTCATAGCACCCATTGCAGTCTTACCAACAGCGTCTCCCACATAAGGGACAACAGATATTAAAGATAAAAACCCGAACAAATTATCTCCCTGTTTGAAATATGATATTGCATTAATCAAATCAGCAATTCCAGTAGGGTCAACAATGCCAATCAATGACAGTGCAGTATTCCAACCCGTATGCTCATTCAAAATAGAATTTTTGATGATATTCAATTGAGTTTCTTTCAAAATATAGTCAGGCATAAAATGTTTTACAATAAATACCTGCTAAAGAAAAAAACCTCCCTATTCGGGAGGTTCTTGTCCAAAATCTATTTGTTGTTGTCTTTTACTTTCAACAAATACATTCACTCGGTCGTGAGCCACCTTGGAATAGGTTTGAGATAACTCAATACCAATCCATCTTCTGTCAAGTGTCTCAGCGGCAACTAAACTTGTACCTGAACCAACGAATGGGTCAAGGACAATATCATTCTTATATGTAAGAATTTTGATTGCCTTTGTTGGAATATCCATTGAGAACGTGGCTTTGGTTAGACTTCGTGTGTCAGCAAAGTAATTCCATTGTCCGAACACCAGGTCGATGAACTCACGTTTCTGTTGTTCCGTGTACATCATCTTAGGTCTCATATTACCATCCTTACTTTCTACTTCTCCCATTTCGCCAACCCATTCAGGTGTGCCTTTTACTGTTTTAATGTGTTTTTTTTTGTAAGCTAAAATAACACATTCTTTTGGGTTATAGATGTAAGGTGCTGAAGGACTCATCCAAGACCCCCAAGCTGTGGTACGACTTCTGTGTGGAGATTCTTCCTCAAGGTCAACAACTCCGAAGAACTTGTAACCAATTTGTTTCATAATCTGCCATACTTCACTCACCATAAAGATTCTACCACCTTTGTCCTGACGATTAATTTCATATGGAATGTTCAAAGCAATCCTACCATCGTCTTTAAGAACTCGAAATGCCTGTTCCATCCAGGAATATGTAAATTTTACATATTGCTCCCATATCATATCATCATCGTGGACATCATAATCGATTCCAACCCCGTAAGGTGGTGATGTCACAATCAAGTCCACCGACCCCTCTTCCATCGATGCCATAACTTCTACGCAATCACCGTTTATAACTTTACCTATATATTTTTGCATAATTAATCTATTGTTAGTACACCATTATCTATAACCAATGGTTTGTCTGTTTCAAATTCCATAAATCCCTGATAACTTGTAACACCAGCAACATTTGTAATACCCTCGTGAACTGTTTTAAGTTTTCGGTTGATAATAAGCTCTCTTACATTGAGAGAAACACTTTGCTCAATTGAAGTCACATTCCACATACTGTTACCCGAAGGTCTTATTCTATATGTCATACTATAAAGGAAACTTTTCCATTTTTATAAATAACCTCACTGACTTCAACAAAAATATGAGGTCTGAAGCCTTTATTCGGGACATCCAAAATTTCGGTTTTCGCAGGGACTACAAATTCAACATCATCACAAATTATTTCAGATTCATCAAAAATAACTCTCCAAGGTTTTTGTTTTCCTTGGACAGATTCTTTGTTCCATCTGATATAAACTTTCATATTATAATCCTAAAATATCAAGGGTCTTGTTTACTCTACTTTGTGGAGACAAGTTTCTTTCGTAGTAATCCCTTGCGTTCTTAGAAATATAACTCAAAAAATCTGCATCATCAACAACTTCCTGAAATCTGTTCTCAATCATCTTAGCGTGATGTTCCAAAGCAAACCTATCGGTGGCAACATCATTGTGTCTTGGCATATCTTCAGGATAAGGTACGGAAATGTAATGAAAATTTGGAATTAGTTTTTCGTGCATTTCATTTTGAAATTCGAATCTAATCAAAGGTACACCTACCGCCATACACTCGATATCGCGGTAACACAGTTCACCAACACCAGCCATAGAAAGAGCCACCTGATAGTTAATCATTTCTTTGAAGTAACTATTCGGATTGACATTGTCTTTTGGACAATATAAAAGTTCACTATTATAGAACTCCAAAGCGGGTCTTTGACTTAGGTTACCTCTGAAATACATCTGAGGAATTAAATTCTGAGAGTATTTTCTTTGGTAATAGAATGGTTCCAAGTCAACAAATCCTGATGGGAAATAAATCCAAGGAGAATACTTGTCATAGTTGTCCTTGACGTGATGTTTGATTTTGTAATCGATGAACTGTGAGATAAGAACCTTTTTACATTTCGGATTACTTTGTTCGTTCATAGTTGCATAACCCAAATCATCAGACACACTCATAATCCAAAACTCACCTGTGTCCCAATCTTCAATCACATACTCACATTCCAACAAAAGAAATTCTTTCGAAATACCATCTCTGAGATGGACAGGAAATCTATCCCAATGAGCGTCTTCAAAGTATCTGTTTTCTTCAACATTATATCTTTTGGATAACTCAATGGTTAGTTCGTCCCAAAACAAATTGTAGTTACGATAATGACGGGTGATGGAGTTGGTTGGATTGTGAACAATCAATCTCCTTTTGGGTTTGTCGGTGTCACCAAGTTTGTTTGTAACCTCACGTTGAAGATACCACAAGGCTTTATTCAAGTCCTGAAGTTCTTTGTCGGTACCCTTTTTACCAGCCCTTGAGATATACTTGACAGTATTACCAAGATTGAAACCCAAATCCCAAGCTTCGATGACTTTGATTGCCTCATAAGGATTGTCTTTGCCACCGTAGTGTTGAGGATGGTTTACTTGCTCATTACTCATAATCGTTTTGTACTGGTTCTAAAGCCCTGTTCATCAAGGAGTTTTTTGTATCCACCTCTGCGAACATATTATGATTAACTTTATCCAAAGTAAGTGCGAAATCCAAAGTTTCCGAGATGATTCCGACAATCTTGTATGGGTCACCATTAGATGCAGGTCTACGGTCTTCAACATATCCTTTCCATTCTTTAGATGTTTGTAAAGGAACCCTAATTGATGCACCACGGTCAGAGACTCCCCAACTGAATTTATCAATCGATTGTGTCTCGTGTTTACCTGTCAATCGGAGTTCATTACTTGAACCGTAATTATTGATGTGCATTTGGTGACGAGAATCAAACGCTCTGAAGATATTTTTGAAATAATCTTCACCACCAATACTTCTCATTTTTTCATTAGAGAAATTACAGTGAAGACCTGAACCATTCCAATCCCCCATTACAGGTTTTGGGTGTAACTCAATTTTAAAACCATAGTCCTCAGACATTTGTTGTAAGATGTATCGAGACATCCACAAATCATCACCAGCCTGAAGTTTACCTTTAGAGAACACTTGAAACTCCCACTGACCTAAAAGAACCTCAGCGTTAGTACCAGTGATGTCAATACCCGCACTAATACAAGCCTCTAAATGTCTGTCAACAAACTCTCTTCCGTGTACCTGACCATTACCAACACCACAATAGTATTTACCTTGTGGTTCGGGATATCCATTTTCAGGGAATCCAAGTGGACGACCTTCTTTCATAATGGTATATTCCTGCTCAAATCCAAACCACAAATCTTCCTCTTCAATACCAACCAAACTTCTTGTGTTAGACTGATGAGGTGTTCCATCGGGGTTCATCACTTCACACAAAACAAAATATGAAAACAAATAACCTTTACTTATAGGATTATAATAAGTCCTTACGGGTTTCAGAATACAATCAGAAAAATGTCCGTCAGCTTGTTGAGTTGATGAACCATCAAATGACCACTCAGGACAATTTGTTAGACCAAA